TATTAGAAATATTTGATTTTGAATATAGGTCATAATAAACTAATATTGCATTAAATCTAAAATCTCCTCCTCTTTTAGAATAGTCTAGAAAATTATTTAATTTAGGGTCATTTGCAATTTTAGCGTATACTGTTGAATTCCATTCAATACCATAGTTATACTCTGTTTGAGGATCAATATTGATTTTACCATTTGCGGCATCTCCAAGAGCATCTAGAGTTAAAAAAGCGTCAGGATGTGTTTGTTCATCTCTTCCATTAATTTCAGCTTGAGGTTGATATGAAGTTGCCGTTGTATTATATAAAGTTGACTTAAATAATATTTCGGGAGTATATCCTACCGAAGATGGAACGTTTACAAATATTTCATTGTATGTATTCCCTTGATAATTTTTATCGTTTGAAACGTCGATATTTCCAATATACTTTACAACTCTAGAATAGTTATTACCAGTATCTGTTGTATCTTCATTTTCTATAACCCTAGAAGGATTTGTAGATTGTTGCGAATTTGCGGCTTTAACCTCAAATGCACCTAGATGATGTAGCCACTTAAATAATATTTTTTCAGCATCACTAGAGTATATAGTGTTATCAAAGTCATCATCAGTTAGGATAAAATTCTCAAAATTAAGTGCATAGTTTTGTAAAGTTTGTGCAAAATGAACATTTGCATCTGAAGATGTTACCGGATCATTGTACGAATCTCCGGAAATTTGATATAGGTTTTCAAATTGGATAAAGTTTGCTCCACTGCTTCCAGGATCTGATACTACCGGAATATCTATTAATGCAAACTTAGAGTACTCAAAATTTATATCGGGATTATAATAAGCCCTTGTTAAATCTCGAGCAGCACTTGAAAAGGCATACATGGTACCTCCTTGTTCTTGGGGTATTCTTATTAATGGTGTTGCCATTTAAGCTAATTTATTTTTATGAATATACTATAGTTGCGCGCTGAGATGCTACTATATGGAATATAGCACCAATATAAATAACTGTGATAGATCCATTTGCTGCAATAGATACTGAACTAATTCCTTGAAACTTGCTTGGATCAAAGTTAATACTACCACCAGACGCTATAAATGTAATTTGTTGTCCTGGTTCTGCTCCTAGTAAAGTCGGATTTGGAAATGAACTTGCATTTAAAATATAAACAGTTTTAGTATATTCTCCTACTGCAGGTAAAGAGGTTACAGCTGTTGGATTTCCGGAAACTGAATGCATTAATCCATCACCAAGAATTACTTCTTTGTTAAAAGAAATCGGTACTTCTGCTACAGCATTTATTGAAGTAACTTTAAAGGTTTCTAAATTACTTGAACTCAAAACTGTTAAAGTACCTACTCTAGCCAATCCTGCCAATTGAAGTGTTCCTGCTGCTGGGTCTAATGCATCGCCGATTTCTGCAATATCAGTATTAAGAGCTGCAAAATTATTGTTAATTACGATCCTAGATGAAGAAACACTGTCGGTTCCTAAAATTGTTGTTATGTTTGCCATTTTAAATGATTTTTAATATATTTTTATTTATTGTGTTTTTATTTCCATTCACGTCAGTCAATTCTAATTCGATGGTATAATCTCCTTTATGTTTGAATAGGTATGTCAGCCATGTATTACTATAATATATATCATTTACATTTTCGATATTATTTTTAAGAGTCCATTGTTGCTTAACAATTCCTGGCATATTCGTAATATCATAAGAGAATGTAACATGATTTAATCTTTTAACCTCTACGTGACTATCGATAACACATAAATCTTGATAGTCAGGATTAAAACTTTCAAAATGTGTTTCAGAATCTGGCAATATTTCTCCACCCATCGGATTATTAAATCCAACAGTAAAATAGTCATAGCTTCTTGCTGGTTCTTCACCCACTACCAAAATATAATCACACACATCTTCAGTTCCATCAATATCATTATCAACTAATATTGGGTTGTAATTAAATCTAGTCAATATTGGATGCTCTACCTGATCTAATTGAGAAAGTTCATTTGCAATTGCTCGCCATGCTGCTAAATTTGTATTATCAGTAGGATACGCTGATTGGATTTCATATGAATCAGTAATTAACAAATGCGAATCAACATCGTATTGTGTCATGTAAAAGGTATAACCATTATCATATCCATTAGATTGCAATAAATCCATTTTAAATGAAGAGTTTATATCAGCGCCGACTCTCATCATATTCCAATTAACCTCGTCACCATCTTCCCATAATTGAGTTCTCAACTCTTTCCATTGATATGGTCCTGGGGTTTCGGCAAATCCAGTAGATTTACTTGGATCAATATATCTTCTTACTGTAGAAAATTCCGGACCATCCTCTTCGTCGTGTACATAGTTTGCACGGTCTAACGTTAAATAATATGTTGTTATAATACTATCAACATTAGCAGTGTTCTCTCTAGCCCAATCCCAGTCACTTCCCGCAACATCATAAGTATACTTATACTCATTCCAATTTAATTGAGGTAGCATTCTTTGGAATATTCCATAAACCTCAACGTTTTTATTCTTTATTTCAAAGTAGTCAGGTTTTCTATAAGAGCTTCGTACATTGTATAAGTCAAATATAGACAATTCAACCGAATATACTCCAGAGTATGGAAGTACTATTGGAAACTGCTGATATTCTGGATGAAAAACTCCAGATCCATCATAATAACCAACTCCACCTCTAAAAGATTTTGAATAACCTCTAGGTCCAAGAATTGTCCATTCCATTTCATAGATTCCTTGTTTCCACCAGTTATCCCAGGTTAATAGGTTATATTGTTCATTTGCATATAATAAATCATAGTAATTTATTAAAGGATTTATGGGATCTTTAAAATCATCCCAAAAATTGTTTAAGCCACGGGGACCTGCGTATTCTTTACCAGCATCTATATATGTAAATTCCGCAGAATCCCAACTTCCTATGAACGAGTCTGCATTTAAAATAACAGGACATCCGACTGGAATTCCAGCCAAAGTATTAAAACTAGATAGGTCATCAATATAATATCCATCATAAAAATTTATTATAGATTCTGAAATTTCTTCTCTGATAGCATCGCTAAGTATAGAAAAGTCTTGCCCAATCCCGGTTAATCTGTAGTCAACCTTTCTTAGGTCTTCAATAAATAATTGTTTTTCGACCGGGTATCTGTTAAAATTAACCTTTTGTCCAGCAGTTTGGTCTTTAATAAAATGCTGATTATTCCAAACGTTTAAATTAAATTGTGCAAAATAATCACCTTCTCCTGTAATGTCTACAATTTTAGCTTGAAGTGGTAAATATTTTTCTTGTAGTTTATTTTTAAGTCCATATAGTTTTATAAGTACTTCATCTGGACTATAATCAGTCGACTCAACTACAGTTGGAATATCCCACCCATCAACATTTCCATCAGCCTCATTTAATCTGTAGACAAGAGAAAATCTGCTAGTCTTTTTTAAATTTGAACTTGGCAATTGGTTTCCTTGATTTTTATTTGCAAGGAATCCAACAGTGTCTTGGTTTGGAAGTGCAACTGCTTGCAGTTTTCCAAAGTTTTCTGCCTGTTCATTAATATTTAACCAATATTCTTTGATAGTTATTTTATTGTAACCGTAAAAATCAATAGCGTTTAAGAGAGCTTTATAAGTACCGACAAATGGCTGTATTTGAGATGCTTGTAATAGGAGTTCTTTTCTTTTTTGATTCATTAAAATCCAGTCCGGAGACATCTCCAAAATGTTTGAATCTTTAAGTATAATATACTCTTCCTCAGATAGAGACATTCCCATATTTGATAGAAGAACCGATAATCTTTCGTCTTCAGATTCCGTCTCTCCATAGATTCTTATGCTTGCAATTAATACTTCACCTGCAACTATGTAATTTCCATTATCGCCATCATACTCTATTTCATAAATATCAAGGATTCTTGTATGATAATTATCCTCTTCACTCATAAGCGCAATATTACACTTAATCGGAATCATTGGAATATTACTATTAATTATTTTAAAACCATTTGAATTATAACCTGTACTTGCGGTACTTAACAATAATGGATGTATTTGAGTGTCATCTTTTTGAATTTCAAGAACTCCATTATTATTTTTAGCGCTATACATAAATATGTCTTCACTAAATTCATAACCACTAAAAAATTTGAATTTATACTCTGAATTTTTAACACTATTAGTTCCAATAGGAGTAATAAACCTATCGTCTCCTAATTCACCTTCAACTTGTTCTAATATATATATTGTTAGAGTCTCATATAGTCCAGTAGATACTTTAGGTAAATAACAAACTCCCTCCCATATATTCGTATCAGAATTATATAGAAGGTTTAGGTCATTTGATTCACTATCAAAAAATCTTAAATTTAGATTTGCCATTCTTACTTAACTTTTTTATCGTCTTTTCTAATTGTGTATGATTTGTACGCTTTTAAATAAGTTACAGAATCAACCCAATCAGCGACAACATGTTGCATCATTGTAATAAAATCATACATTGTATTATTTCGTTGTATGTATTTTGATAACGAATTACTCAATATATTTGTTCGATAGTCATTACCTTCATGTAATCTTTGGTCCATCGCTGAAAGCCGTGTATCATAACTTTTTATTTTGCGAACTTTAAATAAATTACTTAAAATACCCATTATAATGCTTTTCTATTTTGAGCCTGAATTCTGCTGAAAACAGTATTTGGTACTGCAGGTTCATCAAAGTAAACAGATAACGCTGCCATCTCTCCAACTTTAGCATCATCTAAAACCGATGCGCCATCTCTATCTTTCCATCCTCCTCTGAATAGGGCAACCTCTTCCTTTTCTAAAATAATATCTCCAAAGGAATCTAGATTAATTACATTTTCTGGAAGTGCGGCATTTGGTTCAAAATTAACCAAGTTAGTTTGTACATTTCTTTTAAAGAAAACGTATTTTTGTTTTCCATTTCCAATATCCTCAAGTGTTGTAGTTGAAGGAGTCACTGTAACCGTTTCACTTACATAATATCCTAGTCTTCTTGCAGTTTCCTCTTTTTCAGAAACAAATCGAACATTAACAGAATCGATTCCTTCTATTCCTTCTAATAAGGCGATGATATCTGATTTTGGTAAACGGTCTCTACGTGTTATATTAATTAAGTATTGAGAGATTTTTGTTCTTATTTCTCCAAACAAGTTAATTTTATTAAATCCTTCGAAATATCTTACTTTAATGTCCATTCTAAAATATTGAACTTTAGGTTCTACAATCTTAACTTCAGTAGTTACCATCTGTCTACCTGAATTTTCTAAAGTTCTAAGAATTCCATTCTTTTCCTCTTCTGAGAAAAAGAATTCCTCTTTGTGTAGATTAAAATAGTCGTTATTTTTAGTCAGTTTTCTTTTAGTATCGGGTAACATGAATAAGTAAATCACATTGTCGTCATCAATATATCCGTCATTGGTAGTATTGTAGGCGTCTAAGTATGAGAACATACCATATTTTGATAGAAATGCTTCATAATTGTCTGGAGTTGCCAATACAAATGAGTGGCTCTGTAAAGGTGCAATCAATTTAGTAAGTTCAATACTTTCAGGATCAGAACCCATCGTAGGCGCAACCGTAAATGAAGACTCTAGTAATTTGTTTAAGTCACATGAATTTCCAAGAGAATCAAAACCTTCAGTTTGAAATTTAAAATTAAGGTCTTTAGAACCTGTTAGATTACCCTTAGCGCCATCTGAAATAATATATTCAATATCGATAGAAGCTCCTTGGGGTGGAATCATTCCAAAAGAACCATTACCAAAATAAATGTCTAGACCTCCAGTTATTCCAGTTTTAACAAGGTATCCTTTTGTCCCAACCTGCATATCATATAATGAATCATATTTGCTCCACAATTCACTATTAACGCTAACTCGAACAGAGTCGTTATCTGTATTTTTTTTAATAATTACATTAAATGATTGCAGTTTTTCACCAATTCCGGTTAGAGTCTGTTTTTCAATTTTACCTTGAATAACAGGGATGTATATATAATCAGGACTACTTTTTTGAATTACAAATTGATCATTGTTTGTTCTTAAGATATATTCTAGACCATTTTTACTTGCTTTAATTACCGAATTTGCGGGAATATTTAATGTGTCTCCTTCAATATCATTAAATGCGCTAGTATTTAATCTTATTTTTAATTCACCTAAAGCAGATGAACCTCTAAATGCATCATGTCCTGCAAGTCTTGCAAGTCCATATATAGATTCTGGGTCCTGTGCTGTTAAAATGTTTTGTTCAACCGTAGCATCTTCAATATAAAAGAATACCAAATTAGTAATTTCAGCTAGTACTTCAAGTATTTGAGAATACGGCGAAGCTGTTGTAAATAAATCGCTTGATCGGCCATACACTCTCGAAATATATGTTCGAGTGTCGGCAATCATTTCAGTAGCCTTAATTCTGGCCTTTGATAAAAATTTTAATTCAGTCATCTCATTTATTTTTTTATATAGCGATTGTTATTCCAAACCTATAGTCAATGGCAATATCTATAAAAACCATATTTTTTTCGGTTAATTCGGCAAATTCAACAGTCACATGTACCGGTATTTTTGCAGCTAATGGAATATATCGTGAAATAGCATTTTTAACTACCCCTTGTAACATTGTATCATTATACATAAAAGAATATACATAATCTTCGAGATTAAGCCCAAATTCAGGGTCTCCCATCACATCTCCTTTTTCTGTAAATATCAATGTTTCGATTTGAGATATTATTAGGGCGATATCTTCATCGATTTGTAATTGGTCTTCGTCGTAATTAGGGTCTTCTAGTGATTTTATGTACAATTCCATAATAGTATATATTTGTTTAAGAATGGAACATCCAGTCGGTACCTTCGTCGCTTTTGATTTCTTCAATTAGTGCAGATAGTTCGTCTTCACCAAGTCCTTTAATTAAATCAGGATTAATTTGAATATTTCCAGGAAGAGCAAATCCAAATATTCCAAGTTTTTGTCCTAACGAAATTTTAATCTTTGCAGAACAATATCTAAAAAATGCCTCATCTCCAAATAGTGCGCATTCCGGAATTGTTTGATAAACTTTTAGAATTGTATCTTTTTTAGGAGTTTCTCCTGTGAATTTTAATTCATGTGTAAGTTGACTATAATGAAAACTATAAGGATTGTTAAAAATCTGTCGTGCTAAATCAAAAAAAGATTCATTGATTACGTAGTATTGTAAATTTTCTGCAGCCTGCCCAGTTTTAGAACCTCCATAAATTCCACCCATTAACATTCTTTCAATTGCAAAATCTCCTTGTGTAAAGTTAATATCCATACTTCCACCCCAAGAACTTCCTCTTTCCATGATTGCAAATACTGAAAATACTTCACCACCACCCGATGTAAGGTCCATTCCTGGAAGAGTAAAACTTCTAGTTAATTTAAAGTGAGGGCTTTGAAACATCGCAGCTGGAATTACCAAGAAGTTTTCTTGAACTGAATACTCGTAATTTTTATAGAACCATTTTTTTGCTCTTTTAACTATATTTTGAACCTCGGTTTTTGGAAGATTCATTGGAATCATACATGAACCTGTTATGTCAGCCGCAAGTTCATCTACAAATTTATTAAAACAGTCCGTATCCCATGTCGGATCTAGTAGACTTGAATTTCCAATTGCTGTTATATTACCCATCTTTTTATTTTATTTTTATATTGCTCTAGACTTAACAATTTCAACATCGTTAAATTTAGCCAGTTTTTTATCAAATGAACCTTCTCTAAAGATTCCTCCATTCATTGTTCCTTTAAAAGTTCCTTTTCCATAGACATAGCAATCATTCGCAGTACATGTTCCATGAACATAAGAACCATCTAATTTAGAACTATTAAGTTGTGTTGATTGGTAGAAATTACAATAATGAATATCAGAACCATTAACATCACATCCATACATATCACATTCAGTAAATTCTCCTCGTAAAAAACAACTTACAAACTCATAACCTCTAAGGTCAACACAATATTCTAGACGACCTCCATTTACTTGAATTTTGCCAGCATCGGTGTCATAATTAATATGTCCTTTGCTAAGATCTCCATGCGTAAATAATTTCATGACTCTTTCTTTGACAGAAGTCCAATATAGGTCTACTACTTTAGGATTGTCATCCATGTCGACAGTGAACTTAACATTTTTCCAATTATCTTTAATTGTCTTCCAGTCCTTTCTAGCATCGATTATTCTTTGGTTATCTGCAACTATTTTTTTTAATTCAATTGCATTTAATTCCGTAAAGTCTGGATTTTCGGTTGATTTCCATAATTGAAGTAAGAAACGGTCAACTAAATAAAGAATTGTAGTTGTTTTCTTTTCCCAGTCCTCTCCTCCAATATAACGGAATTCAAGATAATTTTTATGTCTTTTGTCAAAATTTATCCCATAATATTTTGTATCAGGGTAAATAAAGTTCTGTTGATTGATATGTTTTCCATCAAAGAAGTATGTGTCCTCTTTTGGAAGGACAAATTTGATAGATTTTGCATAGGCTGAGTTTTCTCTTTTAGGAAAGAATTTGAATACTTGTTCTTCATTAAAATCCAAAATGAATTTAAGAACGTTCATTTTAGAGATACGATACTTGTTTTCAATTTTTGATTTATCAAATGAAAGATTTAAGTGAATCGAAGACCTATCATTTGTATATCCATTCTCTTGAATCCATTGACAAACATTAATTATCATTAGACGAGCTGCAGTATATGGAAGGGCTCCAGTAACTAACTCAAGAAGTTTAGCTCCACCCGACATGTCAGGTTCTATTTTAAATTCATCGCGAGTTACTTCAAAATCGCTATGTGCTTTATCCTCGACGTGAATCTTTTTGCCAAGCAGTTTTTCAAGTTTTTTTGCAGTATCTTCAGCACTAAAATTTGAGTAGAACTCAAACTCTACGCCTACTAGAGCATTTTGCAAAATTTTAGATTCATTTAGATTATTCATTCAATTTGGATATATTAACTTAAGTTAAAGTATATATCCAAGTAAAAAATAACTATACCATAGAATCTCTTTTCGCTATAAGTTTTTTAAGTTCTTTAGCAGCTCCTACTAACCATGATTTATCTGAATTTACATTTAGATATTTCCAATGTTCTATTCTAGAATTCAAATATTTTTCTTGTTCTTGATAGTAGTATGCTTCGTCATTATTATAATTTTTAGCAGCATCTCTTCGTATTATTTCTTCCCATGTAGGAGATTCACGCCAATCATCTCTAGATTTTAAGATTTTTAATATATCTTCATCTGTTACTTTAGAATTAGTTTCAACTCTTTCTTCAGACCTTTTAATACGTAGTTCGTAGCTATTTATTTCTTTATTCAGTTTTTCAAGTTTAGACATTTTCTTGATTTTGTCTGCATATTCTTTAGCAATTGTATTAGCACCTGTTCCTGGAATTTTTGTCTTAACAATATATCTATAGTGAAGTCTTTGGATGTTATGTCCTCCTGCATAAATCGCCTCAGTTGCAAAACTATAAGTGTTTTCTCCTCTTTGGATTTGAGCATCAATTTGAATATTTCCTTTAACACTCTTACGAACGTTCATTGATATAAGTGAATCGGTTGGCAGTGTATACATTTCAATAGATTTAACCATATCATACGTTAAATTGATTCTGGCCAACTCTCTATCATATTTGGTGAATTCCTCTTTAAAAGTCTCTACAAACCATTTTTCTGTTGCAGCTAACATCTCAACAATCGTAGGTTCCAGCGAATCTAAAATAACATTAACAATATTATTCTGATTTGATTCATTTAGGAATTGTCCGTATGTTTTAAATTTGTCCATGATTTATATATCTGTTTTAATTATAATGTAAATATAAATAAAAAAACCCAGACTAAAAAATCTGGGTTGTTAATTTTATGTTAAAGTTATTAACAATTATAGCTTCAGGAAAACTTTTCGGGTAGCTACATCCATTCTTGTTATTTGAACGGTAATATTATCATTTTTAACAAGTGACTCTACTTTAATATTATCAGGAAGTTCTGAAACGTGAAGTAATCCAACAATTCCATCTCCAACATCTACAAATACTCCATAATCTTTAACAGACTTTATTGTACCTTTAACTTCAACTGGAAAGCTTTTATACTTGGTAGCAACATCAGCCCATGGGTCATTAATTTCAACATGCTCTAGTTGAGTCAATGTGATTTTATCGTTATTGATTATTTCTTTAATCTTAAATTCAATAACATCACCTGGATTAATTTCTCTAGCTTTATGCTTTGTTGCCATTTCTGGGTTTAAATCATTTGCATGAATCATTCCAGTTAAACAATTATCAAATTCAACAAATACTCCGTATTTTGTAGAACCCGTTACGTTACCTTCTTTGGTTTCTCCAGGAGTATTTCTAAGGTCTTCAATAGCATTTGGAATAAGTGCTTGAAGATATTTTCTATGAGATACTATTACTGTTCCCTTCTCAGGAGAGTAACTCATCGGTACTACATACATTTGAGTGTTAATTACAGAACCAAAGTCTGCAAGTTTATTAATACCGGCTAGGGATCCAGGCATGAAACAATCAACTCCTTGTACATTAACAAAGTAACCTCCACCAGGAATCATACTTGTTACAGTTCCCATATAGGCAGTATTTCCAGTCTCAGCAGACGCTAAAATTTCTCTTAAGGTAGCAGCTTTAATACCAGCTTCAACAGAACCTAATACAAATCCTCTCGTACTTTTACTTTTTTCTGCCGTAATTTCAACAGATATTTCAGTTCCAGGAATTAATTTTGATCTTGAGATTGCAGATTCTTTTGACAATTGAACATACACCATTTCTCGATATCCAATATCGATAGATGCCCATTCCATATCTACTGCGTACACTTTACCGGTGTGGGTTTCTCCAGCATGTATAATATGAGTTTGTGTATTTTCACTCCAGTGACTTTCCATTAAATTAAGAAGTTCTTGAGCATACGGTTCTCTTGAATAAACCTTAACACCATCTGGAGCTTTTACATGGTGGTTTATCTTTCTAAGAGTAGATGGGCAATCTGCAGAATACAAATCCCAATCAAAGTTAGAGATATCGTTTAGTTGATTCTCTGTTTGTTTAGTTAAAACGTCTTGTGACATTGTTTTTATTTTTAAAGGTTAATAAATTATATATTTGTTTTTTAGAATGCTAGTGGTGAAAATCCTATCATCGGGACAGGACCTCCGGGAGTTGGTATCTGTCCATTGTATATGAATTTCAGATCTAATAGATGTTTTGCACATGAAACTGCAACTGCCGATGCAACTGCTTTAGTAGCTGTTTGTAGGGTTGGCTCCATTTTAAATCTTTTACCAGTATTCCATGCCTTTCTTAAATCTGCTCCTAACTTTGCTTCACTTCCATAATATATTGGAATGTACTTTCCAGGAGATGGTATTAAACAAGGCAATATAGGAGGAGCTGCTGCAAATGGCTGTGCTGTAGTAGATTTCCAATAGTCAATAATACATTTTGACATCACGCAGTACGGATCATCAGCACCACCTGCATTTCCAGCTTTTTTATTTTCATCTGCTATTTGATTAATATGTCTTATTTTTAGGTCTCTATATTTTACTTTTTCAATCTCATATTTAGCCAACTTTGCATTTATACGGCCTGGTTCAGTTCTTTTAGACCATTGTCCATAAGTTTCATTTTTTGTATTTCCATTAAAGGTACCGTAACCACTATTATAATTAGTAGTATTATTTGCAATTATTGGATTTTTGCTTGGTGCTCCTTTTTGATTATTATCGATTCCTTTAACATAACTAAACACACATATTATTCGTGATGTAATCCATGACGGTACACTATCAGGTCTGTCACTATGTTCTTCTTGGAATATTCTATCATTAGAGTTTTTTTCTAGTTTAATTTTATTTTTAAGTTTTATTGCACGAAGAGCCAATACTGTTAATTCTCTATTTAGTGTATCTTCTCTGCCGAAATTACGATTACGATTTTTCTCAACTGACAATTCTTTTAGATTTATCTTAACTTTAGCCATTATAAATTCAATTGAATTAATATCTTTAATATTTTTAATGTCTTTATTTGCAATATCAATATCAATAAGTCGTAATTCTAGCGCAAGGTCAAGATTTAACCTTTCAATTGCCTGATTTCTTGCATCAGGTTTATAATCAAAACTGTTTAATCTTCCAATAGCTAATTCAACCTTTTCTATATAAATTTTTGCTTTAATTACTTCAATATACGCATATTTTTTTTGAATCTCCTGTTTAGCAATTATTTGTTTATTTTTTTGTTGGTTAAACGAAAAGCCAGTCGTATATGTAGGTTTATTAAACACATCATATGCTGCTTCTACCTTTCTTAAAGCTGCGTTAGCATTATCTAATGAAGATTGAGCATTAAATTTATTAATATTTATTGGTTTATCTGTGTTTGCATTTGATATAGAAAGTCCAGAAACATTGGCTTCATTTTTTATAGATGTAGTTTCTTTATCAAAAAAGTCTAAAGCTTTTTTACTTACTTTTTTAGCCAAATCTCCATGGTATGCAAGTCTTTCAATCCAATCTAAATATTCTTCAGTTCCATCATTTTCATAAAGAACTCTATTTAAAATTTCATCGACTTTTTGTGCTTCAGTCATCGGTTTTACAAGTTGAAAATTTGCAACAGGAGCAACTGAAGGATCAACTTTAATTTCAACAGCTCTTGAATTTTCTTTTATTTCTATAGAAGCACTTCTATTAATATTTTTAATTTCTGCCAGTTTAGATGCATCCATTGCACTAATAAATGTATACTCATATTTACCAGGATCAGTAGGAGCCAAAAACCTTACAACTCCCTGACTATCAGACGTCAATGTCGGTTGTATCTCTCCATTTAATGAATATGTAAATTCGTATGGAGAAGTTCCATCACCGCCAAACACTGACATTGTAACGTATCGAAGTTCTGGTTGACTATCTACATTTTCAGAAGTAATAGTTTCTGGAATTTCAGAACTAATACCGATATCTCCAAAAATATTTATTTTTGGGACAATTGGCTTTGGAATTATACATGTTGTAGGAAATAGTGGGTAGAATTCAAACGGTGTTATCGTTTCTTTATTTTTTAAAGTCCACTCTTCAAAGTCACAATCTGGATTCATACTTAAATCTATCCCAGGAAGTCTTTCAAACATGTCATCATATAATGGATTTCCAAATTTATCTTCTAATTGAGGTTCAAGAGATTTGAATAACATATTGAATGCCTTTTTAAACCCAGCTTCAAGTATAGGTTTTTGTCCAGATTGGTGGATATTTCCAAATGGAGTTTGTGCGGTTTTAACAGCATTAAAATATTCATTAGCAACAAACGTACCAATATCATCTGGACCCTTAGAAGTTCTACTGGCCAGTTTTTTGGAAAGGTTATTAATAAATATTGGCCACTGTGCAGGCATATTGTGTTAATTTATAGGATATTTATCCCAATTATTTATTCTTTTGCTGATATGTTATATGTGAACTCTTAAGACTTGAAACTGTCGAAGGAGTCGGTGGCGAAGGAGGACCTGAAGGGCCCGTTGGTGTTGGATGTATATGGGCTTTATAATCATCTAATAATTTATTTAACCATTTCTCTAGAGAAACTCCACGAACCGCAGGTTCAGATTCATTTTCACTTCCCTCTCCGGTGTTACTTAAGAATATGTTTCCAGAGTCAAGGAATATCTTGTCTTTGGTTGAAATTTTAATGAATCCTTTTTCATCAATTTGAATCAATGGACGTTCTTTAGCTCCGGTTCCTCTGGTAATTACCAATCCATCTTCAGGCGAATGATAGATTCTTATGTTTCTCACTTCATCATATATAAGTGAAACGACATTATGTGCTGCACCTGATTTATCTAGAACATCTGATTTAAGAGCTTTACTTTGATTGATTTGAAACCAATATTCCGGGTGATAGAGATTACCATTATCAAAACGGACAGCAACAATAGTTCCAACATTTGGAGTATTATGAGAACCAACTAAATCTCTATTCATTGGTGTTGCCCATGGAATAGCGTCATTAGGAAGTTTATCAAATTTTCCGAATACCTTAACTCTGCATCTTCCCCAATTCTTTGGATCTGCGTTATCTACAACTTCACCTATCCAATGGGTCTCTCTAATATTATCCTTTTCTAATTCAGTATCTGTTGCCATTATTTATAGATATTACCTAAGTTGTTAACTGCAGCTTTATTAAGTCCTTGTCCTATCGTAGAACCCGGTAAGATTCCATATACATTAGCTTGAATTGCAGCTCCTATATTTCTTCCTGCTATTACTTCATTTAATGCAGTAGTAGATGCTTGATCTGCTCTTCTTAAAACATTTGAAAATACATTTTCAAATTTAGGAATTCTATTAATTGTCTCGTCTTTTAACCTTTGTAAAAGTTCTGCTTTCTTTTTTTCTGCAAGTGCTTTAAGATCTGCTTTTGCGCTATCAACAACTTTGTCAAGTTTACCTTTGATCTTGTCTTTAGCAAACTGAGCAGGAGTTTTTGATTCATTTGAAAACATTTCTTGATCAGGAGCAGGAGACAATTGACCCTCCGCATAACTCTGTTCAATAATTCCATTCAATACTCTCGCTTCAACCTTTTCGATTTTCTGATATTTTATCGTAAGGGATGATTTTGCCATTTCAGGATTTTTATTAAGATCAGCAAAAATAGTAGTTCCAGATGCTAAATCAAACTCACAATATTTTGCTCCTATCATAAAATAAGGACGGCCTTCTGGTCCAGAAATACCAGCGTTTTGATTTTCAACGTCAAGTTTTGGCTTAAAATTATCGGGAAATCCAGTTATTGCACTTTTATCTAATTTTTTAGGAATTCCATTTACTTTTACTTTTTCTACGGTTGCAATAGTACGTACTTCAGTGACATACACCCACATTCTAAACTTTCTTAAATTAGCAGGAATGATATAACTCCACTTTCTCTCATCAAATATTGCTCTTCTATATAAGTGCATTAAACCTGAAATTGTAAGATTTAAAGATTCTAATGTTTCAATTTCAAATTTAGCATCATCACCTCCAATATAGGCATTTTCGGGATTATATTGCTGCAATCTTTCAAGTCCTTTAAATGATTGCCAAAACCATGGCAATTCTCTATTAATTTCATTTAATGTTTTTATAAAATTTTTTAAGTCATCTAGTCTATCATAATAAAAAGAATCAGCTTCTCTGTCTGCTAAATCTCTTAAGAAATTCTCAGCACCTCCGGCAAGAAGCGGAGAGCTTTCTATATCATAAAAATCGAATAATAGAGCAAAAGAAAGGTACGTTGGATCTTGGTAAGGAAATTTCCTGTAGGAACCCTTTCTAAAATCCATTGATGTTTTGAAATCTGACATATATTATATATTATTTTTATTTAATAATAGATTAATGCTATACAGCATCAACAACATTAAACCCAACTGGAGCCTTAAGTTTAAACTTTTTTCCTTCTGCATTTAATGTAACCTGTAGTGTGTATTTTCCTGCTTCCATAACACCTGCTTCTTGATACATATCTATAATAATCCCACCATCTTTTTTAACCCTCATTCCACTATCTTCATTAATATCAAAACTATCACTACCGGCAACTTGATCTACTGTTGCACTCCATGAATCAAATACTAAAGTTCCGGCAGGTCTATTTGAAGTATAACTTCCAGTCAGTTTAACATATGTATTTTCACCTTGGAAAGGTGACCGAGTGTCTTGTTGGATATCCCCACCGTTCATAGTAACTTCTATTTTTAATGGTTCTTCTTTTTTTGGCGGTGGCGGTGGAGGCGGAGTCACAACCGGTTCCGGAGTAGGTGGCGGTACAGGAGGTGCTGGTGCTGGTGTAGCAGGAGTTGGTGCTGCTGCAACGGTTTCTGGATTAATATTATTAATTCTACTTGGCCATTCTCTTCTTAGCAATTTTAATTTTTGTTTAACAGAAGCATCCCCTGCTTTAAAGGTATATTCAATACCTCCAACAACATAATATGCTGACAAAAATTCATCAATTACATATTTTCCAGGTTCTACTGTTGAAGAATCTTCATCTACTTTAGTATCAAATCCCTTTTCTTTTTTAGCATCTTTAATAACTTTATCCGCTCCTAATTTGTCTTGTTGATTTGTATAAATAGCAATTGGAAGTTTCTGGTATAAATGGATTGCAGGATTAAAAGATGCCAATGAAACTTCTAGTGACATTTTTTTAACCTCGTCCAAGTTTTGTGCATTGCTTATTGCAGAATACTCATAGTTTAGATGCGTATGTGAAGTCTCTGGATCTGCATTTTTTCTACCAGTATATTTTGTTTTAGTTTCACCTTTATAACGGTCTTCATCTCTTCGACCTTTCATAGGTTCTTCAATATCTGACATTTTCTTACTGGCAAGAGGTTCAATTTCATGACTTACTAGTCCTTCATCTGAATCATTTTCAAAAAATTGAAGAGTCCTTTTATAACCATTCTTTTTAGTTTTACTTCCAGCGTTATTTGTTAGAGACTGCGCCTCTATAAATAGGTTTGTACCGGCATCTCTTTTATGGTTAGTTAATATAAGCGGTTTTTTGGTTTGATTTGCTGAATCATCTGATCCATTTCCTGGCATATCATTCATTTCTCTATCATACGCCGAAATCATCTCTTCAAAGGATTCTTCTGATTCTAATAAAGTATTTAAGTTAACATAATTTATATAATAAAATTGATCAATACAATACGACTGGAAACTATCCTCATCAATATACGAGTGTTTTACCAAATCTTCCAATGTATCAAATCTACTATTATAAGGTAAAATCAGGTTCATTTTATCATCAGCAGAATCAATGTTTGTTGCAACTCCAAGTTTTAAATCATTCGCAATAGATTCAATGTGGTCTAAAGAAGTGCCTGTTCCATAAGACTTACATTCATCAGCATATAGACCAGGAACTTTAATTCTTCCTGAAAAATTATACTTTCCTCCTTTAACATTTGAGTTTTGTTTAGGCTGGTCTGCGCTTGTAATATCAAAATCAATTCTAATATCTTTATATGAAGTTTTCTCAAGGGTACCCATTCTAAAATTTATAACATCACCATCTCTAGGAAATGTGTCAATTGTAAATAGACCTTGAGTATCTGCAAGAGTAAGGTCTATTGTTGGGAGAGACCCATTACAATCTAATACCATTTTTAAAACGTCTCGGTCACTAAAAACATATCCATTAATAGAAACCATTAGTATGTAACCTTTGCTAGTATTTACTTTAGTTGCTTCTGGTTCACCTTCACCGAACGATTCAAAAACTACCTCATCTAATTTAATAGTAGGTTCTGTTATTGTAAGAATATGATTATTGATTGATGCCATTAAATTATAATTTGACCGTTACCGATTTTAATATTTG